CCGGGACAATAAGGGTAAAGAGTATAAAATCAGACCTGATGAAATCCTGCATATTAAAAATCTTACTTTTGACGGCATCGTCGGTATGACACCGCTGGAACAGTTGAAAGAGACTGTTGAAAATGCGGGCGCGGCCAGTAGATTTCTGAATAACAGTTTCAAAAATGGAATGCTAACTAAAGGTATAGTTCATTATGTTGGCGATTTAAGTCCGGAAGCAGAGGAAACATTCCGCAAAAAGTTTGAACAGATGGCCAGCGGGTTAAAGAATGCAAATCGAATTAGTCTTTTGCCTATTGGTTATCAATATCAACCATTGAGCTTATCAATGACTGATGCACAGTTTTTAGAGAATACCGAACTGACTATTAGACAAATTGCTGCAGCTTTTGGTGTTAAAATGCATCAGCTTAACGATCTTTCCCGGGCGACGCATACTAATGTTGAATATCAGCAAAGAGAATTTTATATTGATACGCTTATGGATATTCTAACTGGATATGAGCAGGAAATGACTTATAAGTTATTTACAGATAAAGAACTTGAGGAAGGGTACTATATCAAATTTAATGTTAATGCCATTTTGAGAGCAGACCCCAAAACCAGATACGAAGCATACCGGACTGCAATACAGTCCGGTTTTTTAACGCCTAATGAGGTTCGTGCACTGGAAGAACTTGAACCAAAACCGGGCGGTGACAAGTTATTGGTTAACGGCAATATGATGCCTATCGAAATGGCTGGAAAACAATATCAGAAAGGTGGTGAGAAAGGTGAAAAAGAACAGTAAGAAATTTTGGAACTTTAAGGCAAAAGACGAAAAAACCGGGGAGCTAACTTTATACGGTGAAATATCTGATGTTACCTGGTGGGGAGACGAAGTTACGCCCAAACAATTCAAAGAGGATTTGGATGCTTTGGGGGATATCGAAACGCTGAATGTCTATATTAATAGCCCCGGTGGAGATGTATTTGCGGGGCAAGCCATCTATTCAATGTTAAAGAGGCATAAAGCCCAAATCAACGTATATATTGACGGCCTTGCTGCCAGCATTGCATCTCTGATAGCTATGGTCGGAGACAGAGTTATCATGCCGGCAAATGCCATGATGATGATTCATAATCCATGGACTTTTGCTTCTGGTAATGCCAATGACTTCAGAAAGTTGGCTGATGACTTAGATAAAATTAGGGATAGCATGGTTGTAGCCTATAAAGAAAAGTCGGGCCTTGAGGCTGAAGAAATTATCAAAATCATGGATGCAGAAACTTGGCTGACAGCGGAGGAATGCAAGAATTATGGTTTTGCTGATGAAATCGAAGAGACAAAACAGGTTGCAGCTTGTATGGATGAGAAATATTTATCGATGTACAAGAATATCCCTGATGAGCTTAAGAAATTACTCGATCCTCCTGACGAGGGGGTGAAGAACAGTGAGAATGACTTAAAAAAGAGGAAGTTGTTAGTGGAACTGGAGCTGTAAAGGCTATTTTTTTAATGTTTGAAATTTCAAAAACAAAAAAGAAAGGAAGATGATCGAATATGACTAAAGAAATGCGTGAATTACTACAGCAGCTTGAAGCTGCGAAAGCAGAAGTAAGAAAATTGCTTGCTGAGGATAGAGTAGCCGAAGCAGAGAAGAAAATGGAAGAAGTCAGGGCTCTGCAAAAGAAAATTGACATGCAAAAAGAGCTTGAAGCTATGAATGAATTTAATGATAATGGAGCACAGAAAATTACAAACAAAGAGGAAAAGGATTTGAATGCAGAATATAAGCGCGTATTTCTGAAAGGCCTTCGTAGACAGAGAATCACGTCTGATGAGTGGAGTATAATCAACGAATATTATAAGACCCGAGGAATTCGCGCAGCAGTGATGCATGAGGGCGCAAATTCCGATAACCCTGATGATGGTAATGTAGGTCTTATTGTGCCGCAGGATATTCAGACCCGTATCAATGAAATCATGAGAGAGCTTAACGATCTTTCGGAATATGTAACGGTTGAAACCGTTAACACCCTGTCGGGAACCCGTGTCCTTGAAGCAGATAACGCAATGACACCTTTCCAGGTCGTTAATGAATACGGTACAGTACAGGAAATGGACAATCCCAAATTCGTTCCGATCAGTTATCAGCTGGTCAAACGTGCTGGTTATCTGCCGCTTACTAATGAATTGCTGACTGACACTGATCAGAATATACTGAATTATGTCACACGGTGGATTGCTAAGAAGTATGTTGTAACGAAGAACTCTTTAATTACAGCCTTATTGCAGGGCTTGCAGCCTGTACAGTTGGTGGGCTTGGATGACATTAAGAAGGTGCTGAATGTTATGCTTGATCCGGCTATTAGCCTGAATGCCACCATTATCACTAACCAGGATGGTTATCATTGGCTGGATAGTCAAAAGGATCAAACCGGGCGCTATTTGTTGCAAGATGATATTACACAGCCTGGTAGGAAGCTCTTCAAAGGCCGTCCGGTCGTGGTAATGTCCAACAGATACTTGCCCAATGTTCAATCTGGTGATAAGACTTATGCTCCGATGTTCATAGGGAACGGCAAAGAATTTGCTGTACTGTTTACCCGTGGGATCTATGAACTGGCTTCCACAAGAGAAGGTGGCGACGCTTGGAGGCGTGATACCACTGAATTGAGAGTTATCACCAGAGATGATTTACGTCTGTGGGATTCTGCGGCTATGGTATACGGCCAGCTGGAGATATAAGGTGATGCTTTATGCCTGAAGTAAAGGCCCTATATCACTTTTTTGACCAGGAGGCCTGCAGGAACAGAACAAAAGGCGACGTATTTAGCGTAACTGAAAAAAGAGCAGAGGAATTAATAAAGGCTGGGCTTGTTGCCTTGACGAAAGACTTATTTACCTTACCAACTACTGAAGCGAATAAAGCAGAACAGGCCTCTGAAGAGATAGCCTATGAACAGACTAAAAGCGTTGCAAATACAGAAGAAGAGCATATAGAAGCAGCTAGGAAACGTACAAAAACATCTAAAAAGAGTCAAAGAAAGCAATAAGAGAGAGGGGTAGCCCTCTCTCTTACCCTTATAGAGGGGTGAAATAAATGGATTTACAGGAAATCAAAGAATATTTGCGAATTGACGGGAATGAAGAAGACAACTTGCTTACAGGATTGCAATTAGCAGCGGAAAAGTATTTGGAGAATGCAGGAATAACCAAAGATTACGATAATGCACTTTACAAACTGGCTGTGAAACTACTTGTATGCCATTGGTATGAGAACAGAGAACCGACCGGTAATGCTCAAGAGTTGGCGTTTAGTCTCAGGCATATCATTGCGCAATTAAAGCATACGCAATCGGCAACTACGGATGAAACGGAAGTGACGGTATGAATCCTGGACTTTTGAAGGAACGCGTTGAAATTTTGCGTTTGGACAATACAAACAATAATTTTTTCTGGACGGTCGAAGCAACAGTATGGGCTAAGGTAGAGCAACAGAAAATTAAGAATATTTTTTCAAATGTTGGCCTTGGAGCAAAATCGCTGAAGATTATCATTCGCAAATGGGATATTACACTTCATAATGCAATAAAATGGCGCGGCAAACACTGTTTTTTAACCGATATGACCGATCTTGGTAATGGCCTTTATGAGATTATGGCCGCACTGATAGAACCGCAAATATGCACCGTAGAGCGCACCGATGCTCACAGTCTGAACGAACTAAACCGGCCCGTATACAGTGAGCCGGTTATGATCACGTTTCCTGGGTATCTAACCGAAAAATACATCCGCACCATCCAGGATGAACCCATGTCAATGGTTGAATCGCAGTATGTATTGGTAACACCCAAGTCGGTTAATCTCCAGGAGGGGGAGCTGGTTACGATCAACAATGTCACCTATGAGGTATTAGTGGCGCATATTCTGGATGAATACAAAAATGAATACGAAATTCTAGTAAGGCGGGATAGATAATGCAAAGCATTGAGATAAATGGCTTGGCAGAACTGGATGCAAAGCTGCAGGCTATATTAAAAGAGCTGCCGGAGGCGCGAAGGCAGTTACATGAGCGACTTGCTGAGATG